GGATATAACCCATCTTCAGTATTATAAAAAGACCACACATAATCAATGAATTCTTGTAAGTTAGACATTAGTAACTTGCCCTCCATAGTTGTTGAATAGTGGATACAATCTCCTCATCCTCGTTATTACTTTGAATGATGAGATCCCATTGATCTAATGTAAAGAAGTCATAGATTAAGTTTAACTCTTTGTGAGTGTATTCTTTACCGTTAACTGTGAATTTGGTCATGATAAATCTCCATAATAAAGCAATAAAAAAGGAACACTCTTTAAGAGTATTCCCAAAAACCTGGATCACATATCTTATCAGCGAGATCATCATAATCTGTCTGGTTGTCATCATTTATCCAACCGTTATCGTTGAAGAATGATATCATTTCAACCAATACAGATTCTTGATCCTCAGTGATCCTTAGAGTGCGAATCTTATCGGTCATCATAATAATCAAATCGTATCTTACACTATAGGGACACTTTAGGCGACCCCCCCTTTATAATCTTCTTCATAAAATACGTTTCCATCATTACCAATCATTGAGACTTTCCATCCATTAATATCATTCTCACCATTGAATTGCTTGTATACTTCTAATACCTTTTCAGTACTATTATTAGTTGTCCAAACTCTAACCCATGACTCTAATTGTTCATCCCATTTATAACCTTTTTCCTTTAATGTTTCAATTAAAGGTTTTACTTCGGGTTCAATTACTTGACCTGAAAATAAACTCTTAACCCACTCTATAAAGTTTTCCATTAATCTTTTCCTCCTTTAATTACTGTTAATTGTGGTTTATCTTTCTCATAAACACCATCTTTATTCTCTAAACCTATTCCCAATGTTTCTGCCATTTCATCTATTTTATCGGCGATTAATTGATATTGAGAAGTGTAATCCCATACATTATATATCTCAGAAGCAATTAATTTAACATCTGATTGTGATAGCCCAGGATAGAAATCCTCAACCGCAGAGTTAAGATCAATGGTGAGTTTGTAATTCATTAGATTAATTTAGCAAGGGAAATAATCATTAAGAAAGATAACATTATAACCACATCATGTGCCTTTGTACGTATAAAGAATGGTATACTAATTACATTCGCTAATAGATGCATTGCTGCTCCTATTGTTGCTGATACATGTAACACAGTAAAATAAGCAGTAACAATTAGGAATGACCCAATTACCCTGCCTGTTGTATCTAATTGCATTATGGATTTTGCCTAGTTGTTGGATTAACCCCAATAATCTTTGCTTTCGGGTTACGTGCAAGCGCAGTATCTTTTGCGTCCTGATAATTAACTGCGTGGACGGATTCGGTGAATACTTTACCACCGACATAGAGTTTTACATCCCAGATCATTAGTTTGCTCCTTAATTAGCGTAAGTAAAGATAACCACCTGCCCAATCTGTGAAGTTTGGGTTATGAAGTTTTGCCCTATCTGATATTAACCGTAAATCATATCTAACAATCTTTGCAGGTGATTTCCATCCTGCTGGTTTATAAACTTCACCTGTTTTCTTATCAACAAAGGCATGAACTGATGAATTATCTTGAATAACTTTAATATATTTCCTACCAAATTGCATAGTAAATGTTACTGAAGTATTACTATTTGGATATCTTGATTGATAGTTTTCTTCTAAACTTCTGCATAATCGCCATACCCACTTTTCAATCTTTTGATCTAAAGTGAGACTTTCTTCAGGAAATACTGCGATAGTAGGAACTGCTGTTGTCATAAAATCAAATCATATCTTATACTATAGGGACACTTTAAGCGACCCCCCTTCTACTCATTAACCCATTATTAAAATTAGCACGACTAAATCCTTGCCTATTGATTATTTTATATGAACCATATTCATTAGAAAGAACATAACCTTCATGGTCACATCTTTCCTCTCCAATGTAACATTCTATTTCATTTTCACAATCAATGTATACAAACATGTCATGCTTAATTGACTCCACTAATTTCCACAAATGGAGTACATTTACATCGCAATTGTTATCATGAGCAAGTGCTTCTAATGTTATATCATCTATCTCAATTCCTTCACGAATACATGCATTTATTTGCCGCTTAATTCGTGTTGCTTGAGTATTACCAACAAAGTCACACATTGTTGACATTTGACGGGCAAAATTACACATATCAAGTATATCTTCCCTGTCTTCGTCTATTGTTACCAATGGACTAACAAATAACACATTATCATCACTTTTCAGGTCTAATCTTGCCATTGGATGTGCAATTGCTTCCCTCAAATCATTATCTGCTGAGTATAATGTATGAGGTGCAATTATAATGTTATGTGTTACTATCTCAGGGAAATAATATGTAATAGTATTAGGTCTATAGTTATCATTACCACCCACACCAATAAACTCACCCTGATATATCTTATCTGTTCTTGGTAAATTATCAAAACATTCATGAAGTATGTCACTCACTGGTTTTTGATGGTTCTTATCTATATCCTCATGCGATTCATTGATCTTAATTAATCTTTTGTTGAATACAGATTTAGTTCCTACAAAGTAATTACCAGTGGCAGGATTAGTACCCCAAACTATTGCTGGAGAACCATCAATCTTGGTACTTATCTTACTTTCAGCAGTGAACCAATCTAATACACTTAAATCACCCATAAGGATGCTATCCTCTGGATGTTCAATATGAGTATTCTTTTTAAATCCGTTAGCATCAGCAACAAATTGATTAAAAGACTTCATGTGTTCTAGCGACTATACAATAGGGACACTTTAGACGACCCCCCATTATATTTAACCATAAAAAAAGACCACCTTTCGGTGATCTCTGATACAGTCAATTAGCAAACTTGTTATATCTCTCTTTACTAAAGTCATATGCTTTGATTGCAAATGGTTTGGCGAGGTTATAACCTTTAACCAAATCATTCCAAAGTTCTTGAGTTTCAAATTGATGAATTTCCCAACGAACTTTGACATCATCCCTGTAATCTTCCCAATTTAAGTTAGGTTTAGCAGGGCGAACTCTAGTTGGAGTGACAGTTGCTGACTTTTTGACTGGGGCGGATGCTGCTTTAGCGGTCTTACGAGGTGCTGAAGTGCGTCTGCGGGTTGCCATACGGTCATGATGTAAACTACACTATAGGAACACTTTCAACGACCCCCCTTCTTATCAGGCAAGGATCATATCTACAACAGCATTAACACTCTTAGCAGTCTTAATTCCCACCCTATCATACACTGGGACAGTCACAATTCCAAACTTCTTATCATCATTACCAGTCCTAATTACCCTACCAATTGTCTGCGAAATTGTGATAGGATTCATGTTCCTCATAAACACTGCTGCCTCTAATCCTGGGCAATTAATACCTTCTGCTAAAATACTGTGATGAAGTACAATAAATCTCTTGTTATCTTCCTTGCCCCAGGCACTTAATACATTAAAAAACTCCTCTCTATTTACTTTCTCACCATCTATAATTGCACCTGTTTGAGATGTAATATACATGTAAGAATATCCTCTCCATGCTAACTCATCAATGAATTTTGTGTCCTCTACAAGGTTAACAATCTGTGCTATTCTACGAGCACAAACTAATACTTTATCAGCCTTAATCTCATCTAAAGTATCAACCAAGTGCTCACATTCTTTCCATACTGGTGTTCTACCAACCTCTGTCATTTCTAGTTCTTTAATTGATAGTTTGGGTGGTAAAATATATCCGCTATCAATCAACTCTCTTGGGGTAATTCTCTCTATTTCTTTACCATAAACCGCCTCATCATCCATACTGGGAGTATCAATGGACTTATTATACTTTGGCGTTGCTGTGAAGAAATAGCAGCGAATACTATCTACTCCAGAGAAATATTCAGTAGCAGGAAAGAAATGTCTTTGTATGCTATTATGTGCTTCATCAAAGTATACTGTATGAATAGGAATACCAGACTCTTGTATTCTATGAAGAGAATGATATGTGGTAAAGATTAACTTATTATATCTGTAATTTGCATCATGCCAGTTACTAATCTCCTTGGATTTAGTGGTAGATTCATAACTTGTATAACCACTATGTACATGCAATACTTTACGCTGAAGCATAGGATGTATTCCTATAAACTCCTCAAATTCATCACAATGTTGCTGTGCTAATAATATTCTAGGAGACACAACCACAACAGTCTTTCTCTCAGGTTTCTTTACAAATACATCCCAAGAGCAAGCATTAAATTCACGTTGTGCATCTTTAATCATACACAAAGTCTTACCACCACCTGTAGGGACTATTACTTGCCCTTTAGGATTGGTGATCATTCTTTCAACAATTCTCGCCTGATGTGGACGTAATTGAATCATTTCAACATTCCATACATAAAATCAATTGAAACGCCACAGAGACGCTTCTAGGTATACCATAGGGACACTTTACGCGACCCCCTTTATATTCACTTCTTTAATTTATTTCTACGAGTAATCTCTTTTTGTGTAATTGGGTGCTTTAATTCACTCTCTTTAGTTTTACCTGTCGTACTAAGTACAACATCCCTCAACTTTCTTTCACCCTTTTTAGTTACTGCTTTACGCTCTGCTGCACTCAAACCAGATGATTTTTGTGGTTTATATTTAGAATCTACTTTCTTCTTTGCCTTCGTCGCTAATAACTTATCTGCTGCCTTTTCCAGGTCTTTTGATTTACCTTGGACACCAGATTGTCTTGCCTTTCTTTCTAAATATGCCTTCTTTTGTGCTTCCTTCGCTGATAACCTAGCAGACCCTCTTTTTTGAGTTGGTTGTTGCTCACGTTCAGATCTTTGGCGTTGAGTACCAATATCTTTACGTGCTTTGTATGATTTAGCAGGTGCAGTTTTACCTCCACCCACTGCTTTAGTCCTTCTCTTTTCAGGGTCAGTCTTCTTTCTTTGCGTACCTACTCTACCCCCTTCACCCTGTTTCTTAATCTCAGATCTACCCTGAACTTCAGGATCATATGCCTCAAGAATAAATTGTTGAAAGGTTTTCATCAGAAGAGAAATGGTTTTAGTTATTTAGGGTTTTTCAGTTGTTTTCTTAACTGTAGCACCTCCTTTGGACACTAACCCATTTTTGTAAAGATACTTAACCCTTTCACGACGTAGTTCCACTAACTTAGCATATTCTGCTTTTTGTTCCTTATTAAATGAAAACGATTGCTTACTCCATGTTTCTCTCAATTCTCTAAGTTGCTTAAGAACTTCAGCAGGTTTCATAGGACTTAACCATAGTTGTATATTATAAGAACAATTTATGCGACCCCCCCTTATTCTCTATTAATAAAATATAACATCAGTATCAAGATGATAAACAATTCACCATAAAGGTAATCATTCAACATTTACATCATCATACTGTGAATAATGACAGCAATGTTTAGTTTCACGTCTTTTTACGAACTTAAGTTGATCCCAATGCTGTTCATAACAAAGTAACAAGGTATGAATCCTATTATGCATCTCATTCCCAGTTAATTGTTCTTTTGGTTTATCTCTTACACCTGTTTCAATAGTAATATATCTTACAGGTTTAATAAATCCTTTCTTTTCTTCCATAATAGGTGCTTTAAAATACACCCATCCTTCATCTTTAATAGGACCGACCCAAGTCTCACGCTCCCATACAACATAATCATCAACTTCGGGTTCGTAAGTATCATCCATTACAAGTTTTGTGGAATCCATCCAGGTCCATTATTAACTGTGGGATATCTTGGATCATCTTGAGTAACTGCTCTTAAATCATTAGGATTTTCTCCACCTCTAACATAAGTTTTTAACAAACGATCACATTGACCCTTAGTTAAATTTTGTGCAGAATCTTCAATCAAGTGCCAACCATTTGTTGCTTGCTGAAGGATTTTGTATTTCTGTTCCTTTTGTTGTGCTGAATCAGTCATTTTATTAGGTAGTAAACTCTTCTACGATACGGGATTCAATAGGATCTTGGGCAAGAGCAAACTGAGAGGAATTAATAATATTCTCTCTCAAATCTCCATAATATTGTTCATAAAAATTGCCGCTATCTTCCTTGGTAATTAAATCAAAACACTCGTCATCATTTTCTGCAATTATATTCCATAAACCGCCATATTCTGACTGTGGAAATGGAACATAATGATTCACGATATACAAGTATTTAAGTGTCATTATATGTAGTAAAATACCCTATCAGTCTAACTGATAGGGCAAGAAATGTCAAGGATGAGGATTATATAATTTCATATAATATACAAACCCAGCAATAGATAAAACAATCAAAAGTCCAGCGAAAGAAAGAACATTCATCATACAAACTCGGCAAGATAATAATCAACTGTGATCTCTAATTTTGCTGCTTCTTTCTCACATTCAGCAATAAACTCCTCAATTAGTTCATCAGTCTGGTTAATTGGTTTGTCGTTCATGCCTTTGCCTCATGTGTTACTATTGCTAATGGGATGTCTACAATTTGTGGTTCATCATTATGTAAATCATAACATGTCCAACCATTTTTGTCAAAGATATAAGCATATTCTTCATTATTCTCAAAGAAATCATCGTCAGTAAGATCTAATCTTGGTTCAGTATCTTCACCACGGTCATTATAATACTGAACGTGATTCTCAACCTTTTCAAGATTCCAATCAGTGTCCGAATCTATACACGAAATATCACCACCATCAATTAGCTCTGCTATTTGTGCTTTAGTGGTATAATGTTGGCGAAGATGAACACCTAACCACTGTGGATATCCATCCCAATGATGATAAACAGACAAAATACAATCATCTGCTAATCTTAAACCGATGCGTGATCTTGTTGCCATAAGTAAAAAGAAATAGTTTGGGTGAGGATGATAATAGAGGTCTTACCCACCACTGTCAACTAGGACTTGGTATTTTGGGAGACTTACTCACCCTCACTATAGGGACAGTTTAGGCAACCCCCCCCATTAAGAGTTTTTAGAAAGAAGAGGACGGTTGCCCTTCAATCTTACATACTCATCAATTAAATATGATTCAAGTTGAGATCCATAAGAAACTTTCATAGTTTTCATAATACCAGTTCCAAAACAATCAACAGGTATTTCTTCAGGGGCAACATCATATGCCCACCATTCTACTTTTTTACCATCCCTAAGTGCAGTGTGAATTGATTCTGTAATATGAAAATTAGTTGTAGATGGAGTACCCTTTTTTCTAGTATTTCTATTACCTGCCATGTAAGATGTATGTCTATTTTTCATACCATCTGTAGTAAAACCAATCTTAACAACATAACCATCAAAAGCAATAATATAAACAACTTCACCTCTATTTTTATACTGATCCTTCCAATTATCCAAAGGGACATAATCAAAAGGAACAGCACTTGCTTTAGCATAGCGTTCTGGTGTTTTCAATTTACAATCACAAATCTTATAAAAATCGGTGATGTTTAGTTGGTTCAAAAAATTCTCTACAGTAAGTTCTTGACTCACACCAAATCGAAACATCTTATCAGAATAAGGATCTTGATCGTAAACCTCTGGCAAATAATCGTAGTTCATTGGATGTGCATTGTATGAATGTATTATAAACCCTGAAGGTCAGTCTTTAATATTTAAGTCACATTTCTTATCATTGTATGCCTTGACCACTAATGACTTACCACCAACATTAGCAGCACCCATATTAGAAACATACTTACTCCAATCTATCTGTTCAAATATATCTCTTACATAATCTTTATTTGCTTTGAATAAGTAATGAGTGGTAGTTTTAGGATCAACTGTATTAAAATCGCATACTGCAATCTTACCCCAATACTTGAGTGCAAAGTCCCAATACTCTCTATTCTTTATTTGTTCTCTAACAGCAGGTAATCTTGGTACATTATCACAAGTCAAGAACATTTCAAAATCTTGATGTTTAGTGGGTGGTCTTTCTCTTATTCTTATATCTTTACCCAATGAAACTTTAGACCATATTTGCATACAGCATGGTACATTATATTCATTACCATTTAATACAAATGAATTCTTAGGTAACAACTCACTATAATATAATCCAAAT